AAATTTCTTCAGCCGTGGCGGTTAGGAGGCGGGTGCGAAAAAACTTGTTTGATCTAACGTTAATTGTTGTTTGTATTCGTGAGTACAGTTGGCACAGGTAATTTCTACTGGCTTAAACTCACTTGATTCTCGAAGTTTAATAATATGGTCACGAATTTTAACAAACATAGCTCGATCACAATTGTTTAAAAATTCTTCAATGTGACCAACATCAGTTACTAGTGCAGTTGGTGTTTTGATACTGCTGATGCTGTGCTTGAGTGCGCTAACAGTAAGCGTAGTAATTTTTTGCAGAGCTTGATTTAGCATTTCAATTTTTTCTGAATCAGGAATATCAAGCTGCGGAATCTGTTGGATAGCACGTTGTTGTTCAAATTGAAATTGATTGGTTTGATTTTGATCTTTGTAATTCATGGGATGGAATGAAAATTCCAAATCACCAAAGACCAACGGTGTACCAAAATCTGGACAGGTCAAATGATCAAGCATAACTCGCAAATCAATACCGTAGTCATCAACAGTATCACATTTGGGACACTGGCTACTAAGTTCCATTTCGTGACCATAGCTGGCAATTCTAATAGCAACCAAAATAGCATTGACGTCTACAGCAGGTGCCTCCCAGGCATTTTTAATGTTTGGAATACAGCTTTGTATCACGTTAACCACAGCAGTTCCATTAAACAGTGCGTCTGGTGTACGATAAGTGATTTCGTCAATGGCTGTCATGGGCAATACTGGTATTTCCTTGCTTTGAGAAGTTGTTAACGTGCCTGGCGGCCAGAAGTTTCCTTCGGAAGGAAGCTGCAAATACAATGCAGGTTGTCTAAAATATTGTGCTAACGGGTTCGCAAATTGTGTCATAAATCACCTATAAATATAAACTACTTATAGGTTGAAAACATGGCTGACGCAAATTTCGAAGTACAAAGATTAGCAGAACTGCTGGCAGAAGCCAACGAACAATTGGCTCGCAATGGCAAAGTGCGACAGCAAACTCAGGATGAAATTACTGATGCTGAAATGAAAGCCAAGTATGGTGTTGAAAACTTTACTAAAGGTACTGCAAAAGCTGCTGAAGCAGTAACAGCATTAGCTGGTTCTGCATTTTCTGCTGGCAAAGCCATGTACGATGGCAAAAAAGGTGCAGCAGCATTTAACGACAGTTTAGATGACATGAGCAAGGCTGCTACCGCAGCTGGCATTGCTCTTTCATTACTAATACCTGGCGGTATTGTGATAAAAGCTGTTGTTGCTGGCTTGACCGCAGTAGCTGGCGCTGCAATTGCTTACACCAAAGCAGCCAATGAAATGGCTGACAAGCAGTACAAAGCATTTAGTGGATTGCAAAAGTCTGGTGCCGCAGCAGCAGACGGCATGGGCGGAGTTTTTAGAGACGCCAAGAAACTAGGCTTGTCCATGAACGAGCTAGACAGCATGGTTTCCCTGGTAGCCGAAAACAGCACAGACCTTGCACAGTTTGCAGGCAGCGTTTCAGATGGTCGTAAACGTTTAGCAGACATGGGACAGTCACTAGAAGCCAATAGAGCAGGCTTCTTGAAGATGGGTCTCAGCATGCAAGATGTCAACGAAGGCATGGCAGGCTATTTGAGAACAGTACAACGTACTGGTGCTGCTCAAAAAATGACCAACGATCAGTTGGCAGCAAGTGCAAGAAATTACATTTACGAACAAGACGTCCTGACAAAAATCACAGGTATGAGCGCCAAGAAACAACAGGAAGCAACTGAACGTGCCCTGCAAGAAGAACAGTTCTTGGCTAAAATTCGTCAACTTGAACTGAATGGCGAAACACAAAAAGCCAATGAACTCAAGAAACTAAACATCATGTACTCTGCTCAAGGTGAGCAAGTGGGTGCTGGATTCCGTGCATTAGTTAACGGTAATCAACGTAATGCTGACGCTCAAATGGTGTTTAGAAGCAGTTATGGCAAAGTACAAGAAGGTATTAACGACGTAATAGCCGGTACATCAAAAGCGTCTGGTGCGTTCAAGAAAGGTGCAGATGGCTTTAAACAATATGTTGATGGTCCTGGACAACAACTAGCGCAATTAGGTGCAAGTGAAGGGTCGTTTGTTAAGTTTAGTCAAGCAGTTAGTATGGCCAATGCAGCTGGTATGGACATGGCTGCCGCAGAAGCAAAGGCCGAAGCAGATTTAATTGCACGTGGAGCCAAGGGCGGCAAAGCACAAGATGCAGCTACAGAAGCCATGGGCAATACTATAGCCAAGCAGATTGAAGCTAATAAGGCCATGGAATCTTTTGTTAATCTTGGTGTAGCGCCTGCTACGGAAGCTATGGGAGTGTTAGCAGATGCTACTATAAAGGCAGGCAATATATTAAACAAACTTGCACCTGGCGGAGAAGGCAAAATAACAAAAAAAGACACAGCAGAAGGCGGTGAAGCAGTAGGTGCAATTGGCCTAGGTATTGCTGGTGGACTCAAGGGAGCAGCTATGGGTGCAATGCTTGGTCCTATTGGTGCAGCCGTAGGTGCTGTTATTGGATCAGCAGCTGGGGTATACCTGGGCGGCGCTGCCGGCAAGAAAATTGGAGAGTTAGGCGGCAGCGCCGCTGGACTCCCAGAAGGTGCTGACGGTGGCATGTTCAGTGGGCCAACAACAGGATATCTAGCAAGACTTCATGGTAATGAGCTGGTTATTCCTGAAAATCAGTTAATGGGTACAGTTCAAACTGGTGGGATGTCAAGTGCAGGGGGCCTAGGTGAAGGTGGCTACGAAAAACTTAAAAAGTACAACGAAGACATTCTCAAAGACGTTGAGAAAATGGTCAAAGTTACTGATTCTGATACCAAGAGAACCGAGCGTTATAGTCTAACATACAAGCGAATACTAGATCTCAAAGAAGAATTATTTGATCAAGAGATTGAAGATCTTGAAGCACAAAAAGAACTTAGAAAAACAATGGCCAGTGCTGGTGGCGGCCTACTTAGTGGGATGTTTGGTGGCGCCCAGGGCGGCGCCAATACAAGAAGCATAGGTGGTGGTGCAAGTGGCATGGGTGGTGGCACTGGCGTAAAACCGCCAGCAGCTAAAACTACCTCTGGCAGCAGCAATATGTCTAGTATGGAAGGCGGCCAAGGACTCAAGGCGTCTTCAAATGATCTTTTACAGTTTGGCGGTGCCAGCGGCTCAGCAAGCAATTTTGAAGGACTCAATGACAGATTAAAAACGGCTGTGATGAATGCAGCTGATGAGTACAAATCATTAACTGGCAACAAACTCAAAATTAACAGCGCCAAGCGTGATCCAGAAGACCAGTTGCGATTGTATCAAGAAACAATTGACGCTGGCCGTCCCGGCATTGGTCCTACTGGTATGCCAGTTGGGCGCCCAGGCACAAGCTCACACGAAAAAGGTCAGGCAGTAGATATTCAAAATTATAATGATCCTGCTGCGCTCAGCGCATTAAATCGTCAAGGACTGCAACAAGTAGTTCCCAAAGATCCTGTGCATTTTCAATTGTCTGGGGAAACAGGCATGATAGCAGAAGGTCCAACATCAGGATATCAAGCAACATTACACGGCAAAGAAGCAGTGATACCAATGCAAAACAACAGCGGAGACTTTGTAAAAATGTTTGAAACAATGGCAGCAAGCAATTATAAAATGGTTGAGATGCTAGATGAATTGGTAAGAGTTCAGCGAAACAGCAACGACATACAGACAAAAATGTTACGTACTGCGCAGAATTAACGGTAAATAAACAACTATGGCAGAACAAAACAAACCCGGCTGGCGCAAGTATTTTAAAGTAGCAGATAACTCTGGAGTAATGAGTCCCATCAACGGACGCAACAGTTACGGCTTACCTGGCTATCAAAAGAACGATGGCACCAGCGATGTGCAAGCTGACTTTGTTTTTCGCAACTATGCCAGCCGTTTGCCCGAAGTGTATTCTGGCCACCCCAACCGTGTAGAGCGTTATAATCAGTATGAGAACATGGACATGGACTCAGAAATCAACGCCTGCTTGGATATTATTGCTGAGTTTTCAACACAAATGTCAGAAACAAACGGTACTCCGTTTGATGTTACATACAACGATAAACCCACTGATCACGAAATTGATATTATCAAAAAGCAACTGCAACAGTGGTGCAAACTAAACAAACTAGATCAACGTATCTTCAAACTGTTTCGTAACACTATCAAGTACGGAGACCAAGTATTTGTGCGAGACCCAGAAACATTTGAAATGATGTGGGTTGACATGACCAAGGTTGCTCGTGTGATTGTAAACGAAAGTGAAGGCAAGCGTCCCGAGCAATATGTTATTCGTGATATCAACCCTAATTTTCAAAATTTGTCTGTAGCAGCAAAAACCACTACAGACTACATGACCAATCCTGTAACAGGCAGTATCAGCGGCGCATCAAACTACACCATGCCCAATGGCGGTTCAGGTGGCGGTGTAGGAAACAGTCGCTTTATGACAGCCATGAACGAAGCCACACTTGATGCCAAACACATTGTTCACATGAGCTTGAACGAAGGTCTAGATGTGTTTTGGCCGTTTGGTCGCAGTGTACTAGAGCAGATTTACAAAGTATTCAAGCAAAAAGAACTGCTGGAAGATGCGGTTTTAATCTATCGTGTACAACGTGCCCCTGAGCGTAGAATTTTTAAAATTGACGTAGGCAACATGCCATCACACTTGGCCATGGCGTTTGTTGAACGTGTTAAAAATGAAATGCATCAGCGTAGAATTCCCACAATAACCGGTGGTGGCCAAAACATGATGGACAGCAGCTACAACCCGCTATCTATCAACGAGGATTACTTTTTCCCACAAGGCCAAGACGGTCGTGGTAGCTCAGTTGAAACCCTGCCTGGCGGTCAGAATCTAGGCGAAATTGACGACTTAAAGTACTTCAACAACAAAATGGCACGTGGCCTGCGTGTGCCTAGTAGCTACTTGCCTACAGGTCCAGACGATAGCGACCGTGCAATGAGTGACGGCAAAGTTGGCACAGCATTGATTCAGGAATATCGCTTTAATCAGTATTGTGAACGATTGCAAGCACTAATTGCACAAAAACTAGATGATGAATTCAAGATGTTCTTGAAGTGGCGCGGGTTTAACATTGACTCTAGTTTGTTCACAGTTAAGTTTAATGCACCTCAAAACTTTGCAAGTTATCGCCAGAGTGAATTGGACAATACACGTATCCAGGCATTTGGTAGTCTTGAACAACTGCCGTATTTGTCAAAACGCTTTTTGCTTTCACGCTTCCTGGGACTAAGCGAAGAAGAAATCAAAGAAAACGAACAACTGTGGCGAGAAGAGCGCGAAACGCCTGAGCTTCAAACACAGTCTGGTCAAGATTTGCGTTCTGTTGGAGTATCCCCAGGCGGACTTGAAGCTGATATTCAAACTGGTGAAGAAATTGGACAAATGGAACCTGCCGGCGCAGTTGGTACACCAGAAGTTAGTCCAGGGCTAGCAGGCCCAACAGCAGGTGGTGTAATGCCATCAGCTGGAGCAGCGCCAGCAGCATAAATACTGACATGATACTAAATGAGTTTTGGAGTAAAGAGCCTGAAGCATATCAAGACCTAGGTCAAGATAACAGCAATGTGCAACTGGGAGATTTGCGCAAAACTCACCTCACGCTAAGACAACTAAACAAATTGCGCAAAATGAATGATGTAAGAACAGTTGAGTACAAAGAGAAACTAAAACTAGTTCGCCAACAATATGCGCCAGCGCCAGCGCCAGCAGTGTAATATTTTTTAAATATCCGCCTTTTTCACCGGATAATACACTGCTTTTTTAACTCCTGTGTAAATAAACACATACTTTACCTATAGGAGTTTCCCATATGAATAAATTTGAACAATTGATCGAATACGTGATCAATGATGAACAAGCAAAAGCCCAAGAACTTTTCCACGATATTGTCGTTGAAAAGTCACGCCAGATTTACGAAAACCTCATGCAAGAAGAGGAAGAAATTGAAGAAGGCACAGACGAAGACCTTGAAGAAGGCGAAGAAGAAATTGAAGAAGGCCTGATGGACGAAGTCGAAACCGACGAAGAGTCTGGCATGAGCATGGAAGGCGAAGAAGACGACGCCATGGGTGGCGACGCACAAGATGAATTTGTCAGCGATGTTGAAATGGACGACACTGAAGATAGTTTTGGCGATGATTCGGGCGGCAGCGAGCCAGCCAGCAAAGACGACATTATGAATTTAGAAGACAAATTGGACCAGTTAATGGCTGAATTTGAAGACCTAATGGGCGGTGACGACATGGGCGGCAACGGCGACGGTTTTGGCCCTGAAGAAGGCGGCGACGCTATTGAAATGGACGACACTGAAGAAATGGGCATGATGGAAGCTGTTACTCTTAAAGCAGCCCCAAAGCCAGTGACTTCTGAAGAAGGCGGCGTCAACAAGAAGTCTACTGTAGCTGCAAACGCAGGCGGAAAAGGCCCAATTGGTAACTCAGTTAAGCCTGTACACGCTGGCGGCGAAATGGGCGGCAATCATGATGCTCCTGCTTACAAAAACACAACAAAAGATTTAATTGGCAAAGTTGGTAATACCCCAGCTCAAGGCACACAAAATCTTAAGCCAGCTACAAAACCAACAACTGGTCAAGCTGGTGGCGTTAACACAAAAAGCCCGGTAGCCCGCGGTTAATAAATGAAAACCCTAAGAGAACAACTTACCTTCAACCAAGCTAATATTCAGGTTCTTGAAGAATCTGACACTAGCGGGGGTAAGAATCTCTACCTCAAAGGCATTTGCATTGAAGGCGATCGCCGCAATGCAAATGATCGTATATACCCACTACATGAAATTGCTAAAGCAGTTAACACTATTAATGTTCAGATTAAAGAAGGTAACTCAGTTTTAGGTGAAGTAGATCATCCTGATGATTTGAAGATTAACTTAGATCGTGTTTGCCACTCAGTAGAAGAAATGTGGATGGACGGACACGCCGGCTGCGGCAAGCTCAAGATTTTACCAACCCCAATGGGTGAGTTAGTCAAGACTTTGTTACAGTCTGGAGTGAAATTAGGAGTTTCAAGCCGCGGAAGCGGTAACGTAGATGACAGAACAGGACATGTGAGTGACTTTGAAATCGTCACAATCGATGTAGTTGCCCAACCCAGTGCCCCAAACGCTTATCCCACAGCAATATATGAAAGTCTCATGAACATGAAGTACGGACATAGATTGTTAGAAGTGGCCAAAGATGCTGGACAAGACAACAAAGTGCAGAGATACCTAAAGAATGAAGTTGTAAAACTCATTCGGGATCTCAAAATATAAGGAGAACCAGGCATGTTAGATGCTATCAAACCATTGCTAGATAGTGACCTGATCAACGAGGATACTCGTAAAGAGATTAACGAAGCATGGGAAGCCAAGCTAAGTGAAGCTCGCGAACAGGCTCGCGCAGAACTCCGTGAAGAGTTTGCGCAACGCTATGAGCACGACAAGTCAGTGATGGTGGAAGCCTTAGACAAGATGGTAACAGAAGGTCTCGCAGCAGAGATCCAAGCCGTTGCAGCTGAAAAGCAAGCATTGGCTGAAGACCGCGTTAAATTCCAACGCAAGATGAGTGAGTCAGCACAGAAGTTTAACGGCTTCTTGGTGACCAAACTTGCAGAGGAAATTGGCGAACTGCGCAAAGATCGTAAGATGCACGCCGAAGGACTTGAAAAACTCGAGAACTTTATGGTGCATGCATTGGCCCGCGAAATTCAAGAATTCGCAGCAGACAAACGTGAAGTAGTGGAAACTAAAGTACGTCTAGTCCGTGAAGCCCGTGCAAAACTTGAAACATTGAAGACACGTTTCGTTAAGGAAAGTGCTCAGAAAATGAGTCAAGCTGTTAGCCGTCACTTGAAGGCTGAACTTAGTCAATTGCAGGAAGACATCAAAGTTGCTCGTGAGAACAGTTTTGGTCGTCGTATTTTCGAAGCGTATGCAGCTGAATTTGGTGCTACTCACCTCAATGAGAAGCAAGAAGTTCGCAAGTTGTATTCTATGCTAGAAAACAAGAACCAGCAGTTGGCCAAGGCCATCAAAATCTCGCAACACGCTAAAGTTGTTGTCGAGTCAAAAGAACGCGAACTGCGTATGATCAAAGAATCCAATGAGCGTGACAGCACAATGGAAATGTTGCTAGCTCCTCTAAACAAGGAAAAGCAAGATGTCATGCGTAATTTGCTTGAAAGCGTACAAACACCTCGTTTGAAAAACGCATTCGAAAAGTATCTACCAGCAGTTTTGGAAGACCGCTCTGTGAAAGCCCGTAAAGTAATCTCAGAATCAGTTACCGAAGTTACTGGAGATAAAACTGTTCCAAGTAGTCACCAGGAAGAGCGCAGCAATGTGATCGACCTCAAGCGCCTGGCAGGGTTATAAAAACATTTTTTAGGAGACTTAAATGTCACAAGAACTATTAGAAAGTCGCTGGGGCGAGACCAAAGAAGCATTGCTTGAAGGTTTAAACGGCTCAAAGCGCAACAGCATGGGTGTTATCCTTGAAAACACCCGCAAGTACTTGAAGGAAAACGCTTCCGCAGGTTCCACAGCAGCAGGTAACATTGCTACTTTGAACCGTGTTATTCTTCCAGTTATCCGTCGTGTTATGCCAACCGTTATTGCTAACGAGTTGGTTGGCGTTCAGCCAATGACAGGCCCAGTTGGTCAGATTCACACTCTACGTGTGCGTTATGCCCAGTCTTTAACAGACACATCCGCTGCCGCTACAAGCGTTACAGCTGGTGAAGAAGCATTGAGCCCATTCAAGATCGCTACTGCATACTCTACAGTACCACAAGGAACTACTACAGCTACCAACTACACAGGCGGCGCTACAGCAGTTATGGAAGGTACTGGCGGTAAGCAAATCAGCGTTCAGATCTTGAAACAAGCTGTTGAAGCTCGCACACGTAAGTTGCAAGCTCGTTGGACTTTTGAATCTGCACAAGATGCACAAGCCATGCACGGTATTGACGTAGAAGCAGAAATTATGGCTGCTTTGGCTCAAGAAATTACTGCTGAGATTGATCAAGAAATCCTTCTCAGCTTGCGTTCTTTGGCTGCTACTGAGTTTACATACAACCAAGCTACCGTTTCAGGTACAGCTACATTCGTTGGTGACGAACACGCCGCTTTGGCAGTGTTGATCAACCGTGTTGCTAACTTGATCGCCCAACGTACACGTCGTGGCGCTGGTAACTACGCTGTTGTTTCTTCAGCTGCCTTGACAGTATTGCAAAGTGCTACAACTAGCGCATTTGCACGTACTACAGAAGGTACATTTGAAGCTCCTACAAACACCAAGTTTGTTGGTACATTGAACGGCGCTATGCGTGTGTTCGTTGACTCTTATGCTAGCGACACTACACCAGTGTTGGTTGGTTATAAAGGTTCTTCAGAAGCTGACGCTCCTGCATTCTACTGCCCATACATTCCTTTGATGTCTTCAGGCGTTGTGCTGGATCCAAGCACATTTGAACCAGTTGTGTCATTCATGACACGTTATGGTTACATCGAGTTGACAAACACTGCATCTAGCTTCGGCAATGCTGGTGACTATGTTGGCGAGATCGCTGTATCTAACTTGTCTTTCAGCTAATCACTGCAAGGCTTACCCAGGGATGGGAAGGTACGAAAAAGCCCCGCAAGGGGCTTTTTCTTTGGCTATATAAAATATGATTTATTCTTACTCAAAACTATTTGATCCAAAGCCTTACGATTATGGTCCGTGGCTAACACAAATTATGCCTGACCAGTGCTTGGTGTTTAATGGTGGTGACTTTGGCACACAGGATCAATGGGAGACCAGCAGAGAAATTGTATCAAAAAATTTAAAGCAAGCAGTTGCTCAGTTTGGTATTACTAGTATTAAGATAGATGTATCAATGAATCCTATGTTATTATCAGACATACGCCTTACACAAGCAATACATGACTTTGATAAAATTGCATCAACTGAAGTATTCCACACTGATTACAGTATTAGAAATTTACTGTCACCAAAGTATATATTTTTGCCAACTATACTTTGGATCTACAGCACAAGATATGAAGGGTGGGCAGGAGCAGACGCATATGATGCGGGCACTAACAAAACTCGTCCTCTAATGAGTTTGAACAGACAACCTAGGCTTCATAGAGTGTTATTGTTTAACGAGTTTTGCAAGAGACAATTATTTTCACATTGTGATTTTAGCTTTGTATTTCAAGTGCAAGGTGTGAATTGGGAATTTGATTTTCCATACTTGAATACAGATGATAGGCAGTATTTTATTAACAATCGGAATTTGTTACCAATGCTGATTCCCAACGAAACATTGGATTTTGTAACAGCAGTAGGCGATATCTCAGTTAACAGACCAGTGTACCATGCATGTGCAGTAAATTTAGTAACTGAAACTAGTTTTGATATGCCCTGGTTTAGTGAAAAAATTTGTAAACCATTTGTGGCAAATCAAATACCAATCATAGTAGGACCGTTGGGTATTAATGCGTATCTCAAAAGTACTGGGTTAGACATGTTTGATGATCTAGTCCCGTGGCATACATGGGATCATGTGTTTGACTTATCAACAAAAATCAAGCTCATAGCACAATTTGTTGAGCAATGGGTACTCAGCGGCACTATGTTGCTAGATTACCGTGAAAGAATAGAAAGAATTAACTATAATAAATTTTACTTTCATAGTCAAGAGTTTAGAGATAGAGTAATGTTTAATACATAAGCCGCAAATATTTTAGTTAAATATCTCTATGCAAACAATATTCAAACATTCAAAAAAAGATGCATTTCTTATAGGTCAAACAATTCTAGTGCTATTAACAGCTATAGTAATGGCTAGTCTTGATCTTAATGTCTGGTGGAATTTGTTTATAGCACCATTTCATGTTATGCTAATTCTTAGTATGCAAAACACATCGTTACATCATCATACACATTGGGCAACATTTGATAAAAAGATTTTTAATAACGTATATGAACTATTGCTTGCGGCATCAGCAGGGTTATCGCCGCAAGTGTATAGAATTGTTCACTCTGTGCATCACAAGTATGTAAATGATTCTCCAGTTAACGGAAACACTAAAGATGGAATTTCTGTATTTGCAAAAGGAATAAACGGAGAAGTTGAAAATGCTTGGAAATTTTGTTTCCGTAGAGCCGTTATTGCTTGGACAATCCCGTGGAAATATGTTTTATGTCAAATCTGGCAACCAGAACGTGTTAAATTACCAATGATAAATTATATTCTTTGGCGTAGGGAACAACTTGCATTTGTTACATTTATTGTATTCTTGTTTTCTTTAAACTTTATATACGGGCTTTGGTTTTTATTTGTAATCAGTTTTGCAGCTTGTTTTTTAAATTATGCCTGGCACTATGGAGAACACTATGGCAGCTATCACCATCGCGGTGACACCACACAAGATTCGGTGGGAATTTATAACAAGTGGTATAATATTTTTTGTTTTAATTCGGGGCTACATCAAGAGCATCATCACCGCCCAGGCGTACATTGGACAAAATTATCTGAAATTACTCCAGTTCTTCCAGCAGGAAGAGTAATAGCTAATGGTATGCATATATTTAATGTGCCTTGGAAAAAAGATTTTAAAGCACTTTTGGTTAAATCTTAAACCAAGATAGATATTGAGCAATTTTTTTAGTTACACTTGCCCAATCTCCACGAGTGGGTTGTCTAAACAATCTAGCATTAGAATACCATGGCGAGCTATCTCTGTCTAGCAGCCAGCGCCAATCAAGCGCATACTGATTAAGCATAATCCATGTTGGTCTTCCCAACGCACCAGCGAGATGTGAAATAGCGGTGTCAACAGAAATTATAACATCAAGATGTTGCATAAGTGCAGCAGTATCTGCAAAACTTCTAATACTACCTGGATAACGAGTAACACCAGCATCAGCTAACGCTAGTTCCTCATCTTCGGTAGCATCAATTTGCAAGTTAATCCATTCATACTGAGGGTTTGCTCGAACCATTTCTAGTATAACAGGAAACGGTACACTCTTGTGTCGGTTAATCCAGGAATCCCTGCGCCCACTCCAACTGATGCCAACACGCATGCGATGTTTCAAGCCCAGTCGTTGTTGCCATTCTTTAACTAGTTCAGGATCTGAATTCATGTAGCTTTGTATTTTAGGCAAGTTATCTACAGTAACACCCAAAATTCCCGGAATACTCATGATAGGTACCCAGGTATCAAACGTTCCAGGATCATCGTTGTAGCCGCCAACCCATTCAATAATATTACTACGAGCCAACATTGGAACAAGCCCATCTGTAACTTGTAATTTTACTTTTGCACCCTTTGCATGCAAGTTGTATATAAATCTAACAAATTGGATATTATCACCGTGTCCTTGCTCGCCAACTACCAGAATAGTCTTGCCAGCAACATCCTCACCACGCCATTTTGGCTGTGAAAATTTTGGTTCAGTCCCTGCCAAGTGTTCGTATTCCCAGCGACTTTCGTATGCTGGCCAGCCTTGTTGATAGTTACCCATAAGCAAGTGGCTAACTGCTAGGTTAAATTTAGCAGTGATGTTGCTTGGGTCAAGTATAGCCGCATGTTGCAAAAATGGAACAGCACGTTGCGGAAAACCACATTCACGCATGACATTTCCGTAGTTGTTAAATGCCGCAGCAGAAGTAGGATCTTGTACAAACGCTAGTGCGTAGCACTGCAATGCTTTTTCGGGCTCGGTATTTTCCCGATGCTGGTTGCCTTGTTCAATAAGCTCATTAGTATTCATAGGGATATTTACGCTACTGCGGCTTCGTATTTTACATTTTCCATAAATACTTGTCAACACAATCGGGTGTTTTATGCTGAGATTAATACCCACAGCGTAGCGACTAGAACTCGCATCGGACTTCTTTAAGGAGAAAACAAAATGGGTCGTCCTCTAAAAATACAAAAATCAAGCACTGGATCAGGCAACGGCGGCGCAGCCGTTGGTGTGGATCTTGGCTATCCTAACTTTGATAGTTTAACAAACCCTGTGTTCAACAGTCCTGTTCAAACTCTAAACGGCACTCAATATCTTGGTGTTGTTGGCGGCGCTGGTCCAACTGATACTCCAAGTGGAACTAACCCACGTGTTGACGTCACTGTTAACATTACTAGTAGTGCCGGTGTTGCGCAAGGTTATATCATCCGTCAAAAAGGTTCTCACAAGTATCTAGTTGGTGATGTTACCAGCATTGCCGACGAAGACATGGTGGTTGGACTTGCTTACATGATTACCGCAGTGGGCACCACTGATTGGGTAGCATGTGGCGCCCCTAGCAACTATGGTGTAGGAACAATCTTTACTTGCTCAGCAGTTGGTGCAGGCACAGGTACCGCTAACTTGGTTGGTGTTTGCGTTCTACAAGACTCTGCAACACCCACAGCTGGGTTTATGAGTATCAGCTATATTGATGATACTTCGTCAGAAGTGTTTATTTCCAAGTTGACCAACAAGTTCTTGTTGGGCTGGGAAGGTGGATCTGATTACGCAGCCACATCTGTTGTTGCTGACACACGTCAAGTGGCCAACTTCTTTACTGATGAAGGCACGGTTATCAAGTCTGGTACTGCACAAACCACTATCAACGTGGCATTGGTACAAAACGTTACTTCTTAATTGATTTAACCCCTGGATCCTCCTAGATAACTACTAGGAGGATTTTTTATGAATGTAGCTTTTGTATTAGGTAATGGCGTTAGCCGGCAAAGTGTTGACTTAAACACAATATACCAGTTGGGAACAGTTTACGGGTGCAATGCATTGTATCGAGAGTTTAAGCCTCATGTGCTGATCAGCACAGATGCACCCATCAGCACACATATTCAGCAAACTGGATACAGCAAAGATAACATCCACTACACTCGCAAGCCACTTAGCGATACTGGGGCAAGACGCATATCGCAACAGTATTTTGGGTTTAGTTCGGGACCAATTGCTGTTGGTCAAGCAGCATTGGACAATCATCGAGTGATATATCTAGTGGGGTTTGACATGGGACCTACCCGTGTTGGTAAATTCAACAACATATATGCTGATACTGAATTCTATAAAAAAAGCTCATCAAACCCCACATACACTGGAAATTGGGTCAGGCAACTCAAACAAGTCATGAAAGATTTTCCTAAAACTAGCTTTTTCAGGGTCAAGGGAGACACTACTGCGGAAATTGGTGAGTTACAAAATGTCCCAAATCTTGTAAACATGCCCATGGCAGACTTTTTAAACCGCATAAATAACACAAAGGAACTCTAAATGTCCACCTATAAGCGTGTCAGCGGTAATTTAACTATTCAAACACTTAGCGCAAACGATATTGTAACTATCGATGCTGCTACAGTTAACATGACTGGTAACTTAACAGTTACCGGTAACGCCACACTTTCGGGCAATATTTCAGGTGACAAGCTGTTTAACGGTACAACCAGTATTGAAATTCAAACAGCTAGTGGTAATGCAAACATCACAGTTGGCGGAGCATCAAACGTGGCAGTGTTTACTCCTACTGGGCTAATTGTGACCGGTACATACACTGCTAACGGCACAATCACTGGCGGCAACTTGGCCACAGCAGGAACAGTAAGTGCAGGCGGCAACATCACAGGGGCAAACATCAACACCCCGGGTAATATTTTTCTAACTAGAATTTCCACAGCAACATCAAGTCCAGTAATTAGATTCTCTGATTCAAACACAGCCGTTACCACTCTTGGCGCAAACATTGGCGCAATTGAATGGGTCACAAGCGATGCTACTGGCGCAGGAGCAAGAACAACTGCGGCTATCAAAGCAGTATATGCTGACTCTAGCGGAAATGCTAACATTTTAATTCAATATGCAAACTCAGCAAGTCTGAGTACCGCAATTGCAATCACTGGTGTTAATGGATTTATTGGCATGGGAGGCAATGTTGCTCCAGCCCACAATCTTGCCATTGATGGAACAGTCTATGCAAGTGGTAACGTAACTGGTGGCAATATTATCACAGGCGGCGCAGTAAGCGCAACTGGCAACGTTTTGGCAACTGGCAACATTACTGGTGGAAACGTAGCAATAAGTGGTATAGTATCAGTAACTGGTAACATAACTGGTGGAAACATCATTAGTATCAGTGCTATCTCTGCTGGGTCGGGCGGTGTATATTCTACTGGCAATGTAACTGGGGGCAACGTAAACTCAGACGGCTTGATATCAGCTACTGGTAACGTATATGCCGGTGGAAACTTGTTAACACAAGGATACGTAAGCGCAACTGGGAATCTTCTTGGTAATGAATTAAGGGTATCAAATGCCAATGTATCAGGCAACATGTTTGGTACAGGTATTGGTGTTGAGAATATAGTATGGCAAAGCACAGATACTACCATTAGTTCTGTTAGTATGGCAAATATTGGAATTTTAACGTTTACTGCATTAGCCAATCAAGTGTACAAATTTCAAGCCTATATGCCAGCAGTCCCTGATGGTGCAACTACCACTGCGTTTTCAGTTAACTTCCCAAGCGGTACTTGCCAGTACACAATTGAAGCTCAAACCACAGCAACATCAGCTTTTTCAACGTCATCATCTA